TAATAATTTACCACCTAGATAGTTATAACCAAAAGGTTGTGTTGGTACTATAACAAATCCCATGATGGCACTTGCATTGAAACGACCCATTTCTTTTAAGTCTGTTGTTTGTAAAGGTCTACCAAGAAAATCATTTCGTGGTTTGCTGTTGATAACTGGACTACCTAATCTTATAAAACCAACTATTGTATTTGTTGTTGTTTCTGTAACTAATAATCTAATACTTTTACCAGGTATACTTGACATGTTTGTATGACTAGAT